GTGGGTTGCGCTGATGTAGTAGCACCGCCGTCGCCAGTAGACTGTGCGCTCGTTGTCGCACCACCACCGCTGTCGCTGCTTCCGACATCGCTGCCTCCACCACCACTATCCTGAAAGTCAGGGATCGTGTTGAGGATGTTGTCTTCAGTTGTGCCGCTCATGCTGCTGCTCCTGGCTGCTGCTGTGGCATCGCACCGGGTCCATTGCTGCCCTGGCTAGCCAACATCTGTTGGAATATTTGCTGTGGTGGCACACCCTGCGCCAACGCACCACCAATCGCTTGCAGAACAGGTGGTGGTAATTGTTGCAAAGCCTGCACCACGGCGGCCGCAACTTGCATACCACCACCTGCCTGCGGTGGACCGGGGGCAGCGCCACCCGGCGGCGGCATGCTGCTTTGTGGTTGCGGTGCTCCCGGTGCACCACCCTGTCCTGGTGCGCCACCTTGCTGTGACTGTGCCATCATCGCTACTTCGGATGCGATGCTGTCCCAATCTTCTTTGCTGATAATGAAGTCATCAAACGCTTCACTCAGCATCCGCAGTGACACCTTCAGTGCACTCGCAGGTGCGGCTCTTACATACTGTGCCATTACCTGACCGACCTGCACTGCTTCTTGTTTCTTCTGCTGACTGGTCAACTTCTGTGTGCTGCCACCAACGATCTGCACGCTGAATGCGCTGTAATCCTTCAAGTTGTCGAGCGGACGCCAGAACGAACTCACATCGATACCAATAATCGATGATACCGTCTGTGCATCCATGAACTTCATGCACAACTGCGCCAACTTCCAGCCAACATCACCGAGTGCATCCTCGATTGCATCGAGACGCATATCCATGCGCATGTTGCCCATGGTGCTGTAGTAGTCGATGGCGCGGTTGGTCGTGTTGGTCTTAAATTCACCGCCGCGTTCGACTTCATTCGTGCTGGCGATGCGATCCACCGACTGATACAAGTCCTTCTTGTCGAACAACTGCATGAACGCGATGCTCGGCGGNGGAATGCTGAANATCGCATCNGTNCCCTTCATNCCTTCNGGCAACTTCAGNGGTGTGGCNGTGGCATCNGGNCCCTTCANTATCCGATCAGCAATTTCCTGCGTCACACCGGTCTCAGGGTTGTAGAATATGTTCCTGCGTGCCCACAGCAGTGCNCNNCNNCGCTCATCGTTGATCTCGTTCACCTGATCCTGCTGGTCCAGGTAATAGCTGACTTCGCCCTTTGCATACATTGCAATCGGGTTCTCATGGAACCACATCGGTGTCAGTGGAAAGAAGCCCTGCAACCCATACGGATCATCCCACACCCAGATCGGCCACTTCCAGTCGTTGTCAGCATACATCTCCAACCGCCGCGTGACCTTATCCCAGACATACCAGACCTTGGTCATGCTGGCTTTCTTCAACTGGTCCTCAGTATCAAATCCATACGCGTTGTAGCTGTTGTCCTGTTTGCTAAACAGCGTGAACTCACCATCATCATCACTGCCACCGCCACCAGTCAGCACATGTGTCGGCTCGAATATCGACTTTACCTCGTCGGTGTCTTCGTCCTCCTGTCCATAGATCGCGTTGATATACTCCGTCGGCAGCATATCCTCGANCATCATCCAGTTGCAGTCACCACCNCCNGGATCACTGCCGTTCGGATCAACCAACACCTGATGTGGCATGCGGATGCGCACATACGGACCACTCGGTTGCAGGAACTCAACCTTTTCCTCTAGCGCAGTCAGCTTTCCTTCGATCTCTCTGATTTCGTTGTCGTCTTCNGCTTTCTCCAGTTGACCACTGAGAGCTTGCAGATCGACCATCGCCTGCTCACTGCTCTTGTCGCGTTGAGTGTAGCCAACTTCAAACCAAGCCCTATTCGTGAGAAGAGCGATGATGACATTGCGCTTCGCCTTCGGTTTGATGTTCACACCCGGCGTATACTTCATCCTGAACAGCGCGCTGACTAACTTCTCGATCGCACGTGCATACGCGTCACCAGCAGCATCCATCGTTGGGTCTTGCTGCGGCTCACTCGTCACACTGACAATCGGGTTCTTTGCATACAACTCGGGAAGCTGTGCATTGACATTCGCGAATACGATGTTTTCGGTGCTGCTAAACCGCTCATTGAGGCGACGAGCAACATGCCGATTACCAGCAACGTTAGCATCAGTGCCATCGCGGTGATCACTCTGATCATGATTGTAGTAGCGGATCGCTTCATCCCACGCATCTACCAAGTCCTTCATTGACTTCTGCGCGGTATCCCTGCGTGACCGCCATATCCCACCACGTTTGCTGGACACAGGTATCCTGCTATCCGGCATTGCCTTATACACGGCAGGTGGTTCTGGCTCTGCGGGCAGACCAACATCGGCTTGCGTAAGTGCTTGCTCAAGCGGATCACCTTGCNNATCCANATTAAGNTGCGGATCATCCTGTTCAAACGTGCCNCTCATGTGCGATACCTCTCTTCCCACGGATCGAGTTCACCAGGATCACGCAGGAACGGACCAGGATAGCCAGGGTCGATCTCAGGATATGTGGGCTTCGGCAATTGCACACTGCCAGGAGGGAAGTCGAACACTGCTTCCTTACCAGTGTCCTGTGTGTCACCACGCGACAGCGATGCCATCACACTGCGGATGATGTCGTCATAATCACGCTTGCCTGGCATCTCATTATGATCCCAGATACCGAGAACGATCGAGTGGATCAGTCATACGTGGTGCATTCGGATCAGGGAGTGCTTCGTTCTCTTCACCTGACTTACTTGCAACGGCTGCTGCCATTGCGCGCTGCCAAGCATTGAGGTTCGGATCATCGAACCGATGTATGAGTGGAGCGCCACCGGGTATCGCAGGGCTGTAGCGCTGCAAGCTCTGCATTGCAGCGAGTATCTCATCTTCATAGTTCGATCTTGGACCAGCCATCACTTGTGTCTCGCTTTCGGTCCGCGTTGTTGCTGCCGTTCAATCTCGTGCCACGCCAACCATGCAGGTGGCATGTCAGGTTTGCCCGTATACCGAGCGAGCCGTGGCCGGTTGCTCATCGCATACTTCCACATGTCCATGGCATGATCATTGCGATCCACAGGCTTGTCAGTGGTTTCGTCGCTGCCATCACGTTGGAAGTAATATTCGGTGATCTCATCGATGAACCAGCTACACTTCTCACTGACGTAGAAGTGCGGAGCGAACCTNTTNCCAGTGATCGGNTTCTCATGCAGTGGCAGNGGNGTCAGGTATTGCCAGTTCTTGCTGATNCCAGCNTTGATGTCNTTGTTGCCACGCTGCATGCGAATGCCCTCATCGGAGAACATCTGTGCTACTGTCTCACCGACGGTGCGTGCGTTGCCAGCCTTTCGGCGGAAGACATCGGGATCAGCATAGACGGCACTGAGGTCGTCATCATCGAGACGGTATTCAGCGCGTAGCGTTGATATATACTTTGCCGCACTTGCAACGGTAAGTTCTGCAACACGGAACCCATCGAGCAAGAGCACATTGGCATCGTCATCGACGAAAAACAGTCCATAGCAACTATGTCTGCTAAGTCCATGGTCATATCCCTCGATAAACGTAGGCTGAAAACCGGACACCCGCATCTGTCGCAGATATGACCTGACATCTTCATGCGCCAGGACATGCATTGTCTCATCGAACTGTGGGTAAATAAGACCACTGAGTGCGCCCCATCTGCCGAATACGAAGCGTTCACGCATACTGCCGGTGTAGGTCGCAAGCATTCCACGGATGTAGTCTTCACCGACGTTGTCAACATTCTCATACGTGCTGCCTTCAAATAGTTCAATAAGCGGGACAGGTTTCCCGTCAACCAGGATCGCTTTGCCATCATCACCCACTTCACACAGCAGCTTGTCAGATGTGATACCGCGCTCAGTGAAGTCGTGCAGCGGCTTTACGATCTCTCGATAGCACCAGTTGCGTGTCGGGTTCAGCGTAGCCATAAACCAACGAGGCCCAACACGTGGCATACCCACTTCATCACCAACATACTCGGTGTTGCCACGCAACCGCCCCATCAAATCCATGAAGTCCTTGTGCGAGAACTCAGGGTCCTCTAACTGATCAACAACGATCCAATCATACGTGGCCGACAACAGGTTACTCTTGCTGTCCTCTGTCTGCTTCCCCTGCTGTGCCACGTATCTGAAATTCACTGTCGAGCCATTCTTCAATAAGAGAGTGTTTTCGTCTCTGCTCGGCATCCGCTTGATCCAGTGTGTCGGACACCATTGTAGAAACTCCCTGCGGATGGTGTCGTTCAGCTTTGGATAAGTGGATCTTGCAATCAAGCCATTGCAACCAGGATAGTCCTTGCATAGCTTCAGCGCCTTGATACATGCAGCCGCAGTCTTGCCATTACCGAACCCACCACCGATGAACTGCACCTTCTTCATCGACTTGTGGAACCGATCGTGCATCCCACCTTCAATGATCTTGTAGCGTTTGCTCACTGCATCTGCCCAAGCTGCGCAGTGGATGCAGCCGTCGCAGTGATCTGCGTTGCACCGGGTGGAACAGCGATCACGCTGTCAGTTGTAGCAGGCACAACCTGAACCACGCCGTTATCGAACGTGTATGTCGTCCCACCAGGGAGACGCATGTGCGAATACAACGAATACGAGTTCCCGTTGCCTGCTACATCCACCATTGTCGGCAACAGCGTCGCCACACCTGCACCAAGCACGATACTCCGTCCTGCTACGAACGCCATCACATCGGCTCCATGTCTATGACGGGCATCTGTGCACCGTCGCGCTTCACGATCTCGATGACAAGACCACCGTCCATCCGATGACGATGCTCAACAATATCACTAGCACGATGACCGCTTCGATCCAGTATGTCCTTAGCAGCGGCCATACGGTCTGCGCGAGTGCCCTCTTCCATCGCTCGAACCACAACCTGAGCAGCATTNCNNGCATTCTTCGCGAATAGCTCGCGAACCACATTAGTCTCACTATCCAGCACTGTTCGCACGACCGCATCATGCATCTGCGTATANGGATCACCGACTTTGATCCTACCGATCTGCTCNACACTCAACCCAGTTGCGATTGCGATCTCNTCNTCATCCANCCCGAACAGCGTGTAGCTCAACACGACACTGATCGCNTTCATCGTGCGTGGCACTTCAGGNAGTTCACTCANCTTGCGTCGTGCTGCCGTGACAATCCTTACCGCTTCCGTCGCAGTCGGCACTTCCACCATCTGTTCCGCTGCGATGGCCGCCCCGTCAACATGATCCACCCTGCCATCAGGAAGCACGAGACGACCATCAGCAAGACGAAGGGGTGCATCTCTACGCGGTAGTGGCATGCTTA